AAAATACAAAAAAGAAAACGATTTATTTATACACTCAGTGATAAAACAAAACATTTATGCTAAATACAATTACTACCAATTAATGATAAACGACCTTAATAGTCTTTTTTCTTAATTACTTGTAACGTTAGCGTATGTTTTCGTTGCGTTGGATTGGTACAAAATTGATAAGTACAAAAAAACATTGAGTAATACAAATAAATTATAAACACAAAAATAGTAGCAATGAATTATACAAATTGTTATGCTTTCGCTACTCAATAACAGAATTATGAATAAACAAGAATTAAGAATAGGAAACTACATAGCAATTATCAATAGAGATACTGCCATTAATTACGTTGAAGATTACGCTATGAAAGTAGTAGAAATTAACACGTTTGATTTAGCTATTATTAAGCCAAAAGAAAACTTGGCTCACAAAAAAGAAGTGTTAATTAAAAGTTTAGCAGATGTTTCAGGCATTAAAATAACATTTGACATACTCACAAATTTAGGGTTTAAAGACTTATCGCACGACAAAAACAAATGGGGTTGCAGAATAGAAGTAAATGCAAGTGATGAGCTTTGTTGGTACAGACAAGATAATAATATAAGATACCAGACAAAAGGAAATGGATTTACAAGAGATTATAATATAAAATACGTGCATCAATTACAAAACCTATATTTCGCTTTAACTGGGGAAGAGTTAGTTTTTAGTGAAGCATAACGTTATTGTATGATTTCGTTGCGTTGGATTAGAAACGAATTTAGCAGATACAAAATGACCTTAGAATTAAACATAAAATAATATAAACAAGCGATTAGTAGCAATGAATTATACAAATTGTTAAGCACTTTTTATTATGAAATACGAAACAATAAAATATTACTAAATGATATTAATAAAATAAATAAATTTCAAACAGAAACAAATATAAAATAATGGTTTATATAACTTACAGAAAATCAAACTTTGATAACGAATTAACAGTTAATAATGTTTGGAGTGTTAAATCCAATAATGTAGAAGAAAAATACATTGAATTTATGCACGAGAAAGCAAAAGAAATTAATGTTATAATAAATCCGCATTGGTTAAACATTATGAATTGGCAAGATCATAATAATCATTTATCTATTGGTGAATATGGAAATAAACAAAAACAATGGAAAAAGATAAAAAGGCAATGGAATGTAGATAAATTCATTTCAGAAGTTTTAAAAGGACATAAAGAACATTACAGAAGTGTTATTAGGTTCTGAAATTGTGCTTAACGATTTGTATATGTGGCGTTGCGACTTTACAGCACGAAACTTAATAAATAAAAACAGAATTTGATATGAGTACAGAACTTAAAGATACAAAAGAACTTAGCAATGACATATATACCTTGTTACCTGCTGTTAATCGTGTTTATCATCTTGACTTTTTAGATAATAATTTGCCTGATAAATGTGCGAATTTAATAATAGCAGACCCACCATATTACAAAGTAAAAGGCGAGTTTGATTTTGTGTGGAAAACCTTTGATGACTATTTAAAAGATGTTGAAAAATGGGCGATTGAATGCAAAAGAATACTTGCAGATAATGGCACTTTGTTTTGGTATGGCTCTGCTAAAAACATTGCTTATGCTCAAATGATATTTGATAAACATTTTAATTTATTAAATAGCATAGTTTGGGAAAATACAAACGACCACAAGCAACAAATAAGGTTTAACAATGATTTACGGACTTTTGCACCACTTACAGAAAGATTGCTTATGTATAGTAATGAAACTTTTAACCTTACACAAACTGTGACTTTTATACGTGATTACATACGTGGCGAGATAATAAAAGCAAAAGGAAAGATAGTTTTAAAAGAAGTAAATCAAGCGTTAGGAACTGCAACAAATGGTGGTGGTGTTGCAAGTGATGTTTTAAGTTTAGACAAAACAGAGCCTACAATGATAACTAAGGAAATGTACGAAAAGTTACAAGATTGGTGTAAACCATACTTAACAAAGGAATATGAAGAATTACGCAAGGAATATGAAGAATTACGCAGACCATTTAATAACGAATGGCATTATGGCGATGTAATAAGATTACCGAATTATGAAACAAGCAAATACGAACACGACACTATTAAACCCGAAAAACTTACAAGAATATTGATAAACACTTGTAGTAAAAAAGATGATTTAGTAGTAGTACCATTTGCAGGAAGTGGAACAGAATGTGCAATGGCAGTAAAAGAGCAAAGGCGTTGCATAGGTTACGATATAAAAAAGGAATATACAGAAATGAGTAATAAAAGAATACAAGTTATCGAGTTAGCGCCTACGTTGTTCTAATAGCAGGTAACGATTTGTATATGTGGTGTTGCGACTTTACAGCACGAACTTTAATAAATAAACAAAAACTTTGATATGAGTACAAAGATTATAGATAAAACCGAAACGAGCAATGACATATATACCGTGTTACCGTTATTTGATGATATAACCGAAATTGATTTATTTGATATATTTTGTTTTGGTGTTGATTACGGACAGTTATTAATGGAACAAGAAAGGCAAGGTGAAGGATTGTTTGATGCTTTTTTAGGTACAATTTTCGATAATAAATTTAGTATGCCAATGGCTCAAACTCAAACAAGACAAGTGCATTCTGAAAAATGGTTTAATGCTAAAAAGAAAAGTTTAAAACAATTTGAAGAATTAATGATAAAATTAAAAGGAAATACTAAAATTAAAATACAAAAATGAGCGACTACATAGCAATAAGAAAATCAAGAGCAAACGGATCAAGACATATTAATCCAACAATAGGTTTAGGACTTCCATTGGGCGAATTTGTCTTTTATGACCCAACAATGAGTTTATTAAAAATAGATAAAGAAAAAGAGGGTTTGATGTTTTATATATCAAAAACAAAAAAGAATGCACGAGTTGAAATTGAGCCAAAAGAAGATGATAATTACCATTTAGCAGGTTCTAAAAGGTCTTATTCAAGATTTACAAATAAACAATTAGGTGCTTTGTTTTCTGATTTATTGGATTTAGATATGACTAAAAGACATTTTTTTAAACTTACTAAATTGAAAAAGAAAGGCACGTTTTTAATGACGTTGCTAAATTAACGGTAACGCACTGTATAAAATTTCGGTTGCTGAATTTAGCGACTACTTTTTAAACACAAAACTAACATTGAATAAAAACTAAACTAAATAAAAACACAACTAACTGCAACTGAAATTTATACTTTGTTAGCATTAGTACATAGATTGGAACCACATATTAACAATAAAAAATAAAACATTATGAAATTATTATCAATGATAGATTACGTTTACTTACAAAGTAATAATGATAATCTCCTTGAGGCAAGCGAAACAAATGATATGTTTATGACTATTTGGAATAAAATATTTAAGTATGCTCAATTCTTAAACAAACCTTTAAAATTAGAAATGTTTGTTTTGTGTGATGATGATGGCATTCCTTTACCTTACCATATTGGTTTAAAAAGTGGTTTAAAAATATATGATATTGGTAGTAAATATATTGAGAAAGCAAAAAATAAAAAAACACTTATATTTAAAAATATGGGTGCAAATTACGACAAAGAAAATGATAGTATCAGAATATATAATATAACAAACGATTTAAACAAAATGACTTCTTTTTATATAAATAAAAAAACTGAAAATATATTTTTAAAAGATTTAGTTAATCATCAAAATCTGGAATTAACAAAACCATTAAAAAAATTGATCGCATTACCGTAATCATTGCGGTATTAATGCTAACTATCTTATATAGTTAATAAAAGTATACAAAAAGAAGTTAACTAATTAAAAATGAGTAATAAAACTATCTACATGTTATACAGATTTAAAAGCTTGAATAATTTAGCTTTTGCAGATGATGATAAGTTTTATCTTATTGATACGCTGCTAATAGTTAATGTAAAGTATAAAAATGGTAGAAATGGAATCTACTACAAACGTAAATTTTACAGTAAGAAAACGCTAAGGAAATTAGCATACAAGCATAGGGAATTGGTAATTAAAAAAAGCACTTCATTTTGTCCTTTTTAATTTGTTTAATAAATAAATAATTTGTATCTTTGAGCAACTGCTAGTTATCGTTTTAACTAACGCTTGTGCTGTTGGGCTACTAGCAGTTTTTAAATTTAAAAATATGATTTTTATTTGGAAACAAATTATGATTAATCGAAATGATAGAATCCAAAAAGATTAGAGCATCTTATAAAAATGAGTACACGGCGACAATATTCTAGTGAAGATGTTAAAAAAAATGAATTAGCTTGTAAATAATTACGGGTTTTATAGCAAAGAAGTTATTGAGTTTTATATTAATTTAGATGAAAAAACACACTAAAATATATTTAGATGCTTTAGGCTTAACAGACACTGATTTTGTACCTAGTGAACTTAGTGGATTACCTTGTGTAGATATCCACCATATAGAGGCTAGAGGAATGGGTGGAAGTAAAAAAGAAGATAGAATAGAAAACTTACAAGCGGTAACTCGTGAGGAGCATTTAAAGCATGGAGATAAAAGGCAATATAAAAAAATGTTATTTGAAAAGCATCTTTTATACTTGGAGTTTAACAATGTAATATTTGATAGAGAATACATAGAACGAAAAATAGAAATTTACCACAATGTATAACGTAATATTATTAATACTAATTTTAATGAGCAAAGAATATGAAAACACTTACAGCAATAATTAACTTTTTTAAAAGCCTTTTTAAAACAAAGGAGGTTGTGGATAGCACTGACTGTTTGGAAAAATTAAGAAGAGCGTTAGTTGAATATAATGATGATTATCAAAAAGAAAAATCAGATTTCAACAAAAATTAGATGAAGTAAATAAATGACCTATAAAACCAAACCTTTCTACATAAAAGACGGAAAAGCCTTTGTAAACATAGCGGGTGAAATGAATCCTACCAAAAACATTGAATTGATAGGCTATGCAGTTTTAGATTTAATAGAGTTTCAAAAGAAACTACCTATAACTAGGTTTATTGATTATCTGGAAGCTAACAATAAACAATTAAGTCAAGAGCGAAAAGAGGTTTTTAACCAAGTTCTAGAAGATAGGTTAATAAGTGTAAACACATTATTCAAAAAAATAAATGTAACACGCCAAACAATTAATGCAGTTTTAAAAATACTAGAGGACGCAGGAGTAATAAAAAACACTAACATTGCTGAAAATACGTTAATAGGAAAATACAACGTAATAGGCACAATGGATTTTGATACATCAAGCCTAACCAATGAAACTTTAAAAATAGCTCACAAGATAGTAAGTGACAACGAAGTAAAAAAGGACTACAAAAAAGAGTATGAAGTGTGCTTTAATACCTTTAAGTCAGCTATGATAACACTAATCAAATACAACGTAGTCGAAGCAGAAACAAAGAACGTAATATTTGACACTTATTTTGAATTGGTATGACACATGAAAACAAAAGTAACAAAGGAGTCCGAATATATCATATTTATTAGCCAGAATTCAAGAAAGATTTATTATAACAGATAACTGTGTAGATTGGGCTATTGACGATGAAATATACTTTTGGTAATATTAACACAATTTAACAAGGCTTCATTTACAAAAAAACTATAAATTGCAAATTATGACACCAAAGCAGGAAAAATATTGTTTAAAGTTTGTTGAATGCTCTAATAAAACAGAAGCATATAGGCACGCTTACGACTGCGATAATATGAAAGATGAAACAATAAATAGAAAGGCTTTTGATGTACATAAAGTCGGCAAGATATCGGCAAGAATCAAGGAATTGCAAGAAAAGCTAGAGGATAAGGCTATTTACACAATAGAACAATCAATAAAAAGAGATTTAAAACTTATTAAAATGTATGAGGATGCATTAATAGTTTTATCTGATAAAGATAGTAAAGAAAAGGATATTGAAGTATCAGGGCGTACAATAAGATTTATTGGTGCTACTGGCTATTCACAAGCACAAGACCGCATATCTAAACAAAGAGGTTTCTTTGAACAACACAACAAGCAAAAGAATGACAATAAGAAGACGTTAACTGTTGAAATCGTAGATAGGAAATAATTTGTATCCACCGTGTGCAGTAAGTAGACTAAGCCCCTATAAACACTACAATCTTAAAAAATGAGTTTAGAACTATTTAGATGGCAAAAGGAATTATTTTTAGACAGTAAGACTAAATTCACTATTATACCAGCAGGCAGGAGAACTGGAAAAACGCAAGGAGCAGAAAGAGCTTGTATAATAGATGCGTTTAACGGTCTTAAGGTGTTATGGGTTGATACTATTTATTCAAATATAGATAGATATTTTGAGCGGTACTTTCTTCCAGACTTAAAAAACAACAATATAGATTACAATTGGAATGCTCAAAAAAAGATTTTACTTATTGAGGATTCTTACATTGATTTTAGGAGCGCTGATAGACCTGAAACAATTGAGGGTTTTGGATATGATAGAATTTACCTAAATGAAGCAGGTATTATTTTAAACAATGACTATTTATACACAAATGCTATTCTTCCAATGCTTATGGATTATGAAAATAGTCAGCTGTTTGCCTTTGGAACACCAAAAGGTAAAGTTAACAAAAAAGGGTTAGAGCATAGATTTTACACTCTATGGAAAAAGGCAGAGCAAGGAAGTGACAACTATTCAGGAAAACAATTATCATCATATAATAACCCAATACTCAACAAAGAAGATATTGAGCTACTAGAGCAAGAGATAGGACAGATATCGAAAGAGGCGGTACAACAGGAGATATATGCCGAGTTTGTAGACGCTTCGGAAGACAAGGTATTTAGTCATAATGACCTATCATACTTCAACATAAACGACTTAAACATTGATAATGTAGAGGGGGTTTTAGGAGCGATAGACGTGGCTGATGAGGGAATGGACTACTTGTCAAACCCTGTATGTAAGATTATTGGCGATAGAATTTACGTTACTGATTGGATATTCACAAGAGAAAACACGGACTATACAATACCCGCTTGTTCCACATTAGCAAGGCAACAAAGAATTGATTATTTAGCCATTGAAACGAATAATCACGGTAGCGTGTTTTTAAAAGAGGTGCAAAAAAATATAGTAGGCACTTCTATTATTCCTGTATATCAGCAATCAAAAAAGCACAGTAGGATAATTCAAAACGCCCACACAGTTAGGCAGTTTTTTGTATTTAGAAATGACTACAAAGCAGGTAGTGATTATGACTTGGCAATGAAACAAATGTTATCATACACAAAAGATGGGAAAGCACCTCACGATGATGCTCCTGATAGTATAGCACTACTATCTTCTTTATGTAGGGATATTTATCAGCACAAATTTGGCTAAGTTAATTAAATCTATTAAGGTTTCAAAATTATATAAACACTATTTTTGTTAAAATGTTTGCAAATGATTGATGGTGTTTTATCAAGGCTAGGTTTTGAAGAATCGGCAGGAATTTACATAAAAAAAGGAAATAAAAGTACAGCAAGTGGGCAGTTAATGCAATTAGCACTAACTAACCCTGTTGTATTTGCTTGTATAGAGATAAGAGCAAAAGCATTATCACAAGTAAAATTCTATCAAGAAGTAAACAAGGAGAAGGTATTTAGCGGGAATGACATATTAGATTTGCTAAATAAACCTAATTACTTTCAATCAAAACAAGACTTACTAAAACAGTTTGAATGGTATAAATCGGTATATGGTTATGTATTCCTAAAGCCTTATGAGATAGGGCTAAACAACAAGAATATTTTTGCACTAAACCCTACAAACATAGAGTTTGAAGAAAAAGAAAACGGACACTTAATATTTAGTGATGCAGAGGCTAAAAGACATCTAAATCAGAAGTTTAAATATCAAGATGGAGATAAAGAAAAGAACTTAAAACTAAGTGAGGTAATACCATTTTATGACATCACCAACTTGCTTACTGATACTAATACACACAAATCACCTAGCAGATTATCATCACTACTAACGGCTATTCAAAATATTAATCTAGCATTAGATGCTGAAAACGTAATGATACAGCAAAACGGACGTGAGATGTTTTGGCGTGATGGTGTTGGTGGTAACTTAGGGACATCATTACCTTTAGCAGATGATGACAGAACTTCAATACAAAAGGTGTTATCAAAATTAGGATTGGGGAAAAACAAACAAAGAGCAATCATAACAGCATCCCCAATAGGTCACAAGTCTTTACATGTAAAAATGAAAGAGTTGGGATTATCAGAAAGCGTACAGTCTAACATTGAATTGATAAGGTCGGTTTTTGAAATACCAAGCGAGGTGTACGATGCTTACACCAAAGGCAAAACATACGAAAACCAAAAGGAAGCAGGAATAGGTTTTATACAAAATACTATACAGCAAATTGCGGATGATGTAGCTAACAGTATTAGCAACTTCTATGAGTTAGACAACCCTATTAAAGCAACATTTGACCATTTACCTATAATGCAACATACAGAAGAAAAGAAAGCAAACAAGGTGCTAAAAATAGCAATGGCATACGAGAAGCTACAACGTGCAGGAATGGATGATGGTACTATTAATGAACTCTTTGCAGGGCAAGGAATAAACATACAGCCAAATGATTAAAGAGATTAAAGAAAAGTTAAAAAAAGAACTTCCAGAGGATTTAAAAAAGAGCCTTATGGATAAGAAAAAAGCATTAGAGGAACAAAAAGATATATTGAAATGATTTGCAAGGAGCTAAACAAGGAATTTAAAACGGATGCAGAGTTATTTAAAGCATTACGTGAAAACAAAGAGCATATAATTGCACAGAAGAAAGCTCAAGTATATAAGTCTTTGGACAAAGGTACTTCTATTAAAGCTAGACCAATCAAACTAAATGAGCAAATCAAAGGGGTTGAGTTAGATGATAATCACTATTACATAGTAGTAAATTCAACCAATATACTTGATAGTCACAAAGACCTACATGTAAAGGGTATTTGGAAAAAGACAGCAAAAGAGCAAGATAGAAAGAATTACCTTGTAGATACACATGTAATTAGTCTTAACACAACTATTGCAAGAAAAGAAAATGTAGAAATATTAATAGCTACTGTTCCATTTTCTTCTATTGGTAAGGATTATCAAGGAGATACAGAGGTTTTAATCTATAAGATAGCAAAGGACAAGATAGTAAGCCCATTAGCTAAGGAATGGCTAGATAGTGGTGATGACATTGAGGCAAGTGTAAGAATGCAGTATGTAAAGATTGAGCTTGCAATGAATAGCCTTGCAAAAGAAGATAAGAAAGAGAAACAAAACTTTGAATCATATTCAAAGGAAATAGCTAATAAAGATGATTTTGAAGAGATAAAATACTTCTGGATTGTCAAAGAAGCAAAAAACAAACAAGAAAGTAGCCTAGTACTTTTTGGCAGTAATGCTACAACTGGGCAATTCAAAGAGCCGTCAGCAGACACTCACAAGGAAGTCGCAAAAGCACTTCAAACGAGTAAAAAACAATTTTTTAAACAACTTTTAAATTAAAAAAATGAAAGATTTTAATGAGGACTTTTTGAAGTCTAAAAACATCACTAAAGCTGAATTTGAAGCAATGGATTCTAGCGAGATGGCGAATTTGTACGCAGAGTACAGTAAAGAACAATTACAGGATTTAAGTACAAAACTTAAAGACCTAGAAGCTAAAGGAGCATCTAAAGCAGATGTTACAGCAGTAGAAAAACAAATGGTTGAAATCGATAAAACATCAAAAGCAATTCTTACTAAATTAGAAGAGCAAGGTGCTGAACTTATCAAATTACAAGAAAGAGGAACAGGTGTTAATGTTAACACTATCAAGCAAGCTGTTAAGACTAACAAAGAAGCTATTGATAATGTAAAAGACAAACGTGTATCATTTGAGGTAAAATCATTTGGATATGCTAATATTTCAGGACGTGATGAGCTTACGCCTGTAGAAGCAGGAAACCTAGACAAGCCGTTTAGAAAACAAAGTGTTGTTGACATTTTCAAAAGAAAACCAATCAACAAGGAATACTTCAAGTACAGAGAAACTAACACAGTTACTCGTGATGCTAAAGTAGTAGTTGCATGTGCTCCATCTGTACATTCTACTGGTAAAGATTGGATAATCAGAACTGTTGAGCTTGCTAAAATTCGTGAATGGACAGAGGTTTGTCAGGATATGATGGATGATTACGACTTCGTAGAGGGAGAAATCAAAGATTTAGTAAAACAAGGTGTTAACTCTAAAGAAGAGCAAGAATTATTAGGTACTGGAGACGGAACAAATAATACTTATACTTCAATAGACGTTATTTCTTCTGAATTTTCAGCAGATAACGCATTAGCTCCATTTACTAAAAGTTTCAAGACTCCAACATTGGCAGAGTTAACGGATGCAATGAAAGCGCAAATATCTGTATTCGGACAGAACAATTCTTGGAATGCTGACACTATTTTAATGAATTATAGTGATTTTGTTAAGTATAAGCACGAGAAAAATGCAAATGGAGATTATTTAATACCTAATTACATTGACCAAAACGGTCAAGTTCTTAATGGTATGAGAATAGTTACAAGCCCATTGATTTCAGCGAATACTTTGTATGTATTTGACAGTACGAAAGGAACTATCTATGACAGACAGAAAACCGAAGTTACCATGTCTTACGACAATAAAGATAACTTTGAGCACGAAATGGTTACAATTAAAGCATTGAAACGCTCTCAATTAATCGTTAAGAATATCAATCGTGATGCATTTATGAAGTGTACAGATATTGCTTCATCATTAACAGCAATAACTAAAGTATAATGACAAAGGTTAAGTTTTTAAGAAACTATACACCTAGAAAAAAAGGAGAAGTAGCCGAGTTAGAAGATAGCTTGGCTCACTTCTACTTATCTGGTGGAATAGCGGAATTAGCCGATGCAAAAGCAAAGGTTGGAGAATGTAAAGATTGCAACAAAAAAAAGAAAGCTAAAAAGTAATGATAATAGACAGAACATATTTTGATAAAGGAATAAGATTTATACCTAATCATACAAATCAAAATGCAGGCGCAACGGTAACCGATGAGCTAGACAATGCTATTGATGTATATAGTTCTGAATTATTACGCTATGCTTTAGGTATTGCAAACTTTGATTTATTGAAAACAGCACTACAAGATTTACCAAATGCCGACCAGAAATTACAGGACTTAGTGAATGGAGTAGATTATACTATTAATAGTGTTACATACAGATATGGAGGTTTAAAAGAAATTATAGCTGATTTTGTTTATTGTAGATACTTTGAAAATGATAATGAAACTTATACCACTACAGGAGTAGTTCAGGCAACAGCAGAAAATGCGGTGCAAGCAGCAGGAACACCAAAGTATATACGTGTTTGGCAAGAGTTCATTTACAAGTATCAAAACAAGAATAGAAGAGGTTGTAACCTTGTGACTTTTGATGGAGTTCGTACAAATGAAGATGCTAGTCTTTATGACTATTTAAAGCACGCTTTTAGTACTGATTACTTTAAGTTTTACGAGAATAAAAACAGCTTTGGTATATGATAGTAACAGAACATATTTTGCAAGACATTGTTTCACAAGTGGGGCTTATAGTAGTTAATAATGACTATTCTAAAGAACCTAGCTTTATGTGGGGAAATGAAAAGCAATTAATGAAGTATCTAAAAGTAAAAAAAGATAAAATATATCCTTTAGTATGGCTATTGCCAAGTGATGAGAATTACAAAGCAGGGAATTTAGTTAATAGAGATTGTGAAATCATAATAGCAACTAGAGAAACAAGGGATGATTATCTAAATGATACACGTTGGAACACTTCATTTGATATAGTTTTAAATCCATTAGTAGATAAATTAGTAAATAAAATCAAATCTCATCATCAGACAGTTGACGTTAAGGAGTTTGAAATATTAAAAGCTCCTAACTATTCAAAGAATAACAAGAACGGAACTATTGACCATTGGGATGCGATAAAATTAAGTATTAACATCACTTTTAAAGAGTGTTAAAAAGATAAAAAAATGAGTATTATATTAGAAATATGCGGAAGCGGAAGCTCGCAAACAAAAAACACTGGAGCAGATAGCCAATGTTTAGAGGGTATGACAGTAGGTTATGCTTTGTCAAAGAATCCTTTAGTTTTTCCAACGATAGCGAATTTAAAGACGTTAGAAGATTGGAAAACAGCAATTACAGCAAAAGATGTGGTTATTGCTTATTCAGTAGAAGCTAACTTGGAAAATGTAGTTACAGAACCTACATACTACGAAAGTAGAAGTTTAAAAATCAAGACCAAAGACGGTAAAGTAGGTAAGAAATTCACTCATCACCTTTCTTTATGTTCTCACAGCGCATTGTCAAGCTTTGAAGATAGCGAGTACATATATGTGTATGAATTTACAGAAGATGGTTATATCAAGGCAATCAATGGAGGTAATGCTATTGAGGGATTGAAATTATCTAATTTCTTAGTATCCCCTAGAAAAGATGCGGTTGATGGAACGCCTGCAAGTACAGATGTTGAGTTTGTATATGCTGACTTCAAATCATTTGAAAATGATGGAGTAATTGTTAAGCCAGACTTTGCAATTGAGGACTTAAAAGGAATCTTTGAGGTTGGTTTTGAAGTTGTAGGAACGCCAACAGCTACAGAAATAGTAGTTAAGGCTACTAGTGGTTGTAAAAGAAAAGCGGTTACTAGTTTAGCATTAGCGGATTTCTTATTGAAAGATGCATCTGGAGCTACTCAAACTATTACAGCGGTAACAGCAGTAGATAATGTTTACACGCTTGCAGGTGCAGGACTTGTTTCGGGGACATTAGCAACTAATAACGTGATTGTTCAAACTAACATTAGCTACGAAGCTAGCCAAGTAGTTATTAAAATCTAATGGCTAAGTTTAAAAACACAGAATTTGCAAAGGATATTAATTTGTCCTTTGCAGATTTTAAAAAAGTGTTTGCAAAAACTTTCACAGATGATGAAATGGAGCAAGCCTATAAGATAGCAACAGATGGCAACATTAGCACAACAACTAAAAAAAGCAAAAAGACTAAACGAAAAAGCACTCCTAAAGAGTAGTTTTAAGTTTATAAAGTCTATTGAAAAGCTAGTTTTTGATGCTAACTTAAAACAGTTAGAACAAGGAGAAAACGCAGAAAGTCAAGTACTAGAACATAAGAACAAAAGGTACAGCGGTCATTATACTAGATACACGGCTGAAAATTCACAAGATGCACTATTACCAAAAGAAGAGGGAAAACTGTACAATTTTGTATATAGTGGTGACTTTATAAAAGGATTTACTATGCAAGTGTTCACAGATAAAGTAGTGATTAACTCTAAAGGCACAGGAAGTGGAGATAAACAACTATTTTTTGATGGTTACGACAGCCTTTTTGGACTAACAGATGATAACTTAAAGGCGGTAATTAAAACAAGGTTACTGCCTTTTATTTTAACAGATATAAGAAAAACAATAAATGTATAATTCAATAGATAACTTACCGATAGTAATCTTCTTTAAGATTATTGAAACTAACGATTTATCGCTATTAAATGCTGATAAACCGCAAGAGGTGTGGGAGAAAATATATGAGGAGTACAAAGCAATTGATCCAAACAACACGATAAACAAAACAGTAAGATTAAAAAGACAAATAGACGGTTTAACAGCTAATTATAGAGCTGTAAGAATTGCCGTTGAGTTACTAAAAAAACAAAAAGATAGCGAATTAATCGAAATGTTACAAAGCAACGGATACACGCTAACAAAACAAAACTTTAATAGTGACCTTGATACTATCGTAAGAGAAAGCAAGGCTTTAATGTTGCAAGTAGAAACATTAAAAGATGAATTACCAGAAACAACAACAAAAGGCGCTGATATATTCAAAGTATTAGCAAGTTTTTCAAGCATACTAGGATTTGATTTTGATTACAACAAAATATCGGTTAGAAAATATCTAGCGGTTAAGGAACAAGTAGAAAATAAAGTGAAAGCACATGGCTAAAGGCGGTACAATTACAAGAAAGGATTTATACACAGATGATGCGTTAAAATTCGGTTTAAAATATGAAAAGAATATTAAAATTGCCATTGAAGCAAATGAGCAGTTAAAAAAATCAGCCTTAGAATTAAATAAGATATCTAAGAACTACAAAGCATCCAAAACCGAAAAAGAGTATTTAGATATAAAGAATAAGGAAATACTTGTTACTAAAAACATAATCAAGCTAGAAAAGCAAAAGCAAAAGGCTATTTTATTAAGTAAAAGGATAAAAGGTGAGCAATTAGACAACGAAAGAAAATTATTATTATTACAGCAAAAAAAAGATGCTTTAAAGAATAAAGCAATAAAAAAGACTATTGAAGAGCGTGTACAATTGCAACATGCAAATAAAGTTGAGCGCCAATCTACAATAAACAAGTTAAACCTTGGAGATGCTTACGCAAAACTAAATAGGCAAAGAAGTATCGCTCAAAGGAAACTTGCAAACTTATTAAGCGCAAACAAGCTGAACGAAAGCGCAATAAAAAGAGCGCAAAAACAATACTACATACTTGATAAACGAGTAAAGGCAGTCGATAGAGCTACTAAAAACTATACTAAAAATATAGGGAACTACAAAAGTGCTTTATCAGGTCTTACTGGTGTTTATCGTAGTCTTATCCAAGTAGCAGGAGTATATGGAGGTACTATGGCGTTCTTAGGCGTTATGAAGAACGGAATAGGAATTGTGCGTGAGTTTGGAGCAACTATGAGTACTTTATCAGGTATTTACAGAGTTAACAGAAAAGACTTATCAGGGCTAGAAGATGAAATAATAAGCGTTGCAGGTAGTTCTGTTAATACAGCTAATGAAGTTGCTAAAATGGCTGAAAGTTTAGCAACATTAGGAAAATCAAAGGAAGAAGTAGCCCTTTTATTAAAACCAGTTAATGACTTATCTATTGGACTGAAAGCGTCAGCAGATGAAAGTGGCGAATTTTTAGTAGCTATGCTTAATACTTTTGGTGGTAGTGCTGATGAAGCATTAAAATATGCTGATACTATCGCTACAATTAGAACATCTACAAGTTTAGACTTTCAAAAAATGCGTGATAGTTTCCAATACTTAGCGCCTATATCTAAGGTTTTAAACAAAGATTTAGCATATACTGGGGCTTTAGTTGGTTTGCTTGCTGATAATGGTATAAAAGCAGAAAGAGCAGGGCGATTATTAGGTACGGCACAACAAAAGCTAGCATCAGAGGGAAAAACATTAAATGATGCATTAGTAGAGTTGAATGATGCTAAAGCGCAAGGAATAGAGGGTACTGATTTACTTGCTATATCTACAGATTTATTTGGTAAACAAGCATCTGCATTAGGAGTTATATTGGCAGATAATACTGGCAAAGTAGAAGAAAACGCACAAGCAATTAGAGATAATGGCGGGGCTTTGAATGATTTGGTAAATGAGCAGTTGAAGTCTTTAGATGTTCACTTAAAGATTTTAAATTCAAGATGGGAGAAGTATGTATTGAATGAGGATAAAGCGACAGGAGCAACAAATCAGCTTAAAAAAGGCATTAAATTTTTATCGGACAATTTAGAAACAATAATTAACACCTTAATAATAACTGTTAAATGGTGGGTTGCTTATAAATTAGCTGTAATTGCTTCAAATACTTATACAAAAATAGCCATAGGATTAGATAAAATTCTTGCTATTGGTAGACTTAGAAATGTAAGAATACTAAAGATTTTAATAAAAAAAACTAAATTATACGGACTAGTAACAAAGCTAGCAATGTCTCCTATAGGGTTGCTTATTGCAGGAATAGCATCATCATATTTCTTACTAACTAGAGGTATAGGAAGCGCAATAAAACAGCAAAAACTATTAAACAAAGTGTTTCAACACACAAAGGATTTGATGGAATCTATAAAAAGTGATATTGAAAAGGAGATAGATACTAGAATAGCATTAATTGATGTAACTGAAAGGGAGTTATTGACAAGTGCTAAGAATGAAAAACAAAGATTAGCAATTCAAAAGAAATCCGCAAATGCTCGTATTTCTGTGGTTCAAGATGAAAGAAACAATATTGTCAATCGAATGAAAGATATAGGTATTGAATACGCAAGAAGCATATCACAGCAAATAGGTTCAACAAATACAGCTTATACAAAAGACTTAAAACTGAAATTAGACCTATACGCTGATTACTTAAAAAAGTTATCACTAAAAGAGCGACAATATAAAGTTGCATCTAAAGAATTAAACGTAAAAGAACCAATAGCGCCGACAGTAGACAATAAAAAACTATTACAAGATGCTTACAGCTTAGCTAAATTCAAACTAGAGCAACAAATAAAGTATAATGATGAAGTAGTACAAAACGACAAGGAAGCATTATCACAACGTATATTTTTCTTAGAAGAAAATGCACAGAAAGAAGATGAGTTAGCAAGGCTTAAAATGGAGAAAGCATTGAAAGATTCAGGAGAAAGAGCGAGGGTTTTCGCTGAAACAGAGGAGGAAAAAAAAGCAATTATTAAAAAAGAATCCGATGCTAAGACTTTGATAATTGAGCAGTACAATTCTGATATTTATAATATTACTGTAAACTTTAATAAAAAACTAGACAAACTAACTTCTTTTGATAAAGCTAAATTCAAGAAAGGCGTTAATGATAGGCTAGACGCTAGTACTATTGAATTAAATAAAGAGCTTGAAGAGACAAACAATGCATTAAGAGATAAGGAAATAACCCAAGAACAACACGAACAAAAGATAGCAAACATAAAAAAGAAGTATGCTAAATTAGGTGTTCAATTTCAAATTGATTCTATACAGCAGTTGTTAGATGCTAGTAAATTGTCAAAAGATGTAAGAGCAGGGTTTGAGTTAGAATTATCTAATTTAAAATTACAACTTTCGGAAATTGATACAAATACATCAGAAAAAACAACATCAGCAGAAGTAGAGTTTGAAAAGCGTAAAAAAGAAAAAATGGTTGAGATTGCCTATGCACTTCAAGACCTTGCAAATACGATTTTTGATTCAAGAATAATGCACATTGATGAAGAAATGCAACGCAGTGAAGACCGATATAATCATGAGATTGAATTGGCAGAGGGAGACGCTTCACAACAAGCATTGTTGAGAGAAGAAGCCGAAAGAGAAAGATTAAAACTAGAGGCTAAAAAACGAAAAGAGCAACGTAAACAATATATATTTAATAAGATAATTGCTGTAGCTGAAATTGCAATACAAACCGCAAAATCAGCAGCAGCTGCATTTGCTCCTCCACCTGTAGGGTTGGGTCCCGTGTTTGGGGCTTCATTATTACCTTATATAATAGGGTTAGGTGCTGTTCAGGCAGGAATAGTCCTAGCAACACCAATCCCTGCATACGCAAAGGGAACAAAGGGAACAAAAAAAGCAGAAAAAGCATTGGTAGGAGAGGTTCGTCCAGAGATAGTTATAGAACCTAACAAATCTCCTTATATGGTTTCAAGCGCATCTATTTTAGACTTGCCAAAAGGCACAGAAGTAATCCCAAGCATTAAAGAGTATGAGGATTTAGTACGTATGGCAATTTTAAAACAGTCAATACCACAAGAAAAAAAGCAAGACAATGAATTAATTAATGAAATCAAAGGAATGCGCCAGGAGTTAAAAGCATTAAGAAAGAAAAACACAATAGTACATTTGCCTAAAATTGACATTAATCACGCTGTTTGGCGACAAAACCAGGAGGAATGGTAACACAGAATTTTGCAGATAAAGTTAGGTATGTTTTGCGTACTGCTGAATTAGGAACAAAAGTAATAATTGAGCCTAAAGGATGGAGGGATGACGAAAAGGAATATACAAGAAACAAAGATTATCACGGAATATTTACTAAGTTTTCAAATAGTTTGAAGTTTGTAAAAAACGGTGCTGAATACATAGATAATATTTATAGGTTGTACGGTATTAATACCGAAATTGAACTAATAAGAAGCGAACGGCACCCGCATACTGACCAATGGCAAGTAACATATAGAGGTTTTTTAGACTTATCTACTTATGAAAAACAGAACAATGAAATAAGTGTTAAATTTAATTCAGGAGGTTTAGAAAAATTGATTAAAACTAGACATACCGAAAAGCTAGAAATAGAAAGGTTAACGGATTTAAAAGGTAATCCTATACCTGAGCTTGAAACTGAAAACCTTTTACTAGAGGGACGCAGAATTAATCTTGTTTCTGATTTTGAAGAACATGATAGTCCAGACAACAATACAGTATTGTACAACACTGATAATAATAATGATGTTAAAGGGTGGACAACTACTATCCCTATAAAGTTAGTTAATCGTTCGCACGAAATAGCACATAGCACTATTATGAATGACGGTTGGGTTTCAGTACCTAACACAGATGGCGTAATTTATGGTGGAGATAATGGAACAACAAATAGCATGTTTATTGCTAATTCAGATAGAGAACGTACATTTAAAATTTCATTTACTTTGGATTTTGATTTTATGGTTACGGAATATGACGATATTACTTGGTCGTTATTCTGGATAAGACTAGCAATTTATAAGAATGGTTCGTATTATAATTTTAAAAGTGTTGAAAATCTTTTGGAAATTGGAGAAACAACACAGCCAACAACGCACCCAGTGCAACAAGCTAACGGAAATCATTATACAATAACTTATGACAAAGAAATAACACTTTTACAGGGAGAAAGCATATCTATACAGGCTATGCAATATTTAAGACCTGATGACCTTTCTGACTATCATTTTAAAATTGAATTGCAAAATATAGATTTAGTTTTAAAAGTAGATGAGGATAGTAGTTTTGAGCAAACAACAACAAAAACAGTAACAATACACACATTATTTGATAGATTACTTCATATAATTTCAGGTAAAAAAGTACTAAATAGCGATTACTTACAAAGCTCAAATTTGACAGTATCTCACGGTCATTGGGTGCGTGGTTTTGATAGACTTCCTTTGCCAGATAGTACGGCAGTACCTCCTATTGAGAATAAGTACAAAGCATTTACAACCACTTTAAAAGATGCTTTTAATAGTGTTTTGGTAACCGATAACATAGGTTTAGGAATAGAAAGGATTGGATATAATGAACGTGTAAAGATAGCGCCTAAAAAATACTTTTACAATAGAAATGTAACCGTAAGATTGCCTAATCAAGTATCTAATTTAAAACGAACTATTGCAAAAGAATACTATTCAGGCATAGAAATTGGCTACACAAAAGGAGGGGAATATGATGAAGCTAATGGACTTGACGAGTATAACGCAAAAAGCACATTTACAACAGTAATTGATAGAGTTAAAAAAACCTACAAGAAATTATCTAAGTACAGAGCTGATAGCTACGGAAAGGAATTTGCAAGAAGAAAACAAAAAGATGGTAACCCAACACTTGACACGAAGTATGATAAAGATATTTTTCTTAATGATACAAAACAAGGAGTAAGCTCATTATTAGAGCGAAAGTGGCAAGATGATTTTGCAGTACAGCCAACAGGAATATTTAGTCCAGAAACAGCTACAAATTTAAGGTTAAGCCCTGTAAATATTTTATTAAAACACGCTTGGTACTTCGGAGCAGGGTTTACAAAATACTTAACTGATTATGTTAGATATGCAAGTAGTACCGGAAATAGTCAATTAAGAACAAAATTAATAGGCGGGAACGAATATACAGAGAATGGAAATATAATAAATTCAGAGCTTGAAAAACCTCACTTTGTGCCTGAATGGATAGAGTTTAATCATAAAGTGGGTTATTCCATAATTAATCAATTAGAGGGGAAAAGTGAAATTTTAGGGGAAACAATACCTAATTTTTACGGTCTAGTAGAATTTAAGAATGAAAATAACGAAATAGAGCAGGGGTATTTATTCAATTTAAAGCCCAATAAAGAGGGTAAATGGAAACTTTTAAAAGCAAATAAGTAATGGGATTATCAAAAATAACACTAGAGTTTAGTAAGGACTTTGGAGAGGATGACAAGGCTACATTTAGCGTTAACTATAACGGTCACGGGAGTACTATTGGAGAAAGAGGGGCTAGGTTAAGGAAAAAGAACGGTCAAACAACAGTTGGATACATGCGTTCTTCTGAACCAGAACAAGATTTTAAGGCAAGAATGTTTGTGCTGGCATTTAATATTGATTATAATTTCTTATACCTTTATACAGTTGTTAGAGATAAAAACAAGGTAACTATCACGGCAAGAAAAAAAGGCACTACATTTGGAGTTGGGTATAATAATACAAAAAATGTTATATTATCAATTGATAATGACTTAGCAGAGGGGTTTAGAATAATTGATGTTTCTTACTCCGAAGCAAAAAATCCGTGTACACATGTTTCTGTAAAGGTTACTACTAGTACATTTCCAGACGAAATAAAATCCCCAATATCAAAACATCCAGTTGAAAATCCAATAATATTTGAATATCAAAGGGGTGTTAGTGCAGTAGTTGAGGTTTTAAGGTACTCAACAAAGGAGGAATATAAAAAAAATATAAAATTACCGCCAATTTTAACAAGTGAATTATTAAATATTGATGTTTTTAATACCCCTACTGGGGCAACCGTAACGGCAAACATTAATTTATTTTCGCTAGAGTTAGAATACTCTATTGATGATGTAAACTGGTCAGTTTCAAACATATTTAGCGGTCAATTTAACGGGGATTATACACTGTACGCAAGAGACCAATACGGGTGTAAGATTCAGAAGAATTATAATGTTAGCGGTGTAGATGTTGGGTTTAGAACTTCTTATGTAAGTAAAGCTAATTCTATATCGTTTGCTAAAAGGGAAAATAAAGGGTGTTATATTTTACATAATGATGAAAATACACTTAGTTGTGAGGCTAGGACTGGAATAAAATATAAAACTGTACAGCTATTTACCGATTGCGACACTGTTAAAACACAGTTAAAAACAAATCACGATATTATTAAAGCAAAGATTGTTCATAATGGCATTGATATTGATTTACCTATAAGCAGGGTTACCGATAATATAGGGTTAAAGGATTTAAGGGATGCTAGAAAATATAAAATAAGTGATGATAAATTTGGTATATACTTCATTAGTGGAAATATATATGATTATGATGATAATTCAGATACAGGAAACGATTATTTATTAAATGGGGCTCTTCCAGCATTTGCTAAAATAGGAGGGTATGTTCGCATAAATATGGTTTGGTATCAGATTGAAAGCATAATTTTTGACCCTAAAAAAAACTCGGAAGTTTTGGTTATTAAGGGCAATCATACTGGTGTTGAGGTTGTTGTTAAGTGTGGTGCTATTTATAATTTAGATGAATATAATGTATTTGAGTTTAGTATATTTATGGCAAATTATATTAATAGTGATATAAAGGTTTTTTTAAACTTCGGTAATGTTGATTTTTACGAAAGTGAATTAATACGTGTACGTAAAAGTTTTGACAATACTGTTAAAATAGAGTATAGTAATAGTGATAATACGGATATTTATTATAATTCTGGAATTGATTTTTTAATGAGAATACCGTATAAATCTATTATTGGAAAAGTAGGAGATGATAACGAGGTGCATAAAACTGATACGTCCGCATATTTATTAAGTCAGGAACTAATAGAGCTTGATGAGTATACATTTGAACCTGTGGATAAGGAAATTATGAGAAAATTATCTATTGCATTATCTTGTGATAATCTGAAGATTGACGGTGTAAATTCTGTTAAAAATTCGAGTATATCTACAGAGGTTCAGGGTGATACAAATCTTTATGTAGTTGTATCAGAGATGATAAAAATCGGGTCTAATGAATTGACAAAAGGGCGTTTGGTTGAGGATGTTTCTTGGGATTTAGTTCCACTAATAGATAGTACTAATGGTTATGTAATTTTTTAATATCACTATAATCACTTATATCTATATCTTTCTTTAGATGTAAGTGGTTTTCGGTAATATGTGTATTGAAGTGAATTACATTAGATTCTGCCTTTGGCATTATTGATGTAATAATTTTATAAACAGCAAATCCAACAATTAAAGAGGTAAAAATCATAAGCAAATATAAAACAATTTAATAAGGTTTCAAAACAAAAAATATAATACTTTTACAATATGGCTAATTTATCAGAAATAACAAAACAAGTAATTAAGTTAACAAATAGGCTTAATGAAATTGATTCGGGGGCTAAAAAAACAAGTGACTTTCAAGAGATAACAGACCCTGACGGATATGTAAGGCTTGAGGTAAGCGGTAAATCAAAAAAGATTTTAGCATCTAACTTCGGAGGGTCAATGTCTGACGCTAAGGTTAAGGAGGCTTACGAAAATAACGCAAATACAAATGAATTTAACGATGCTGAAAAGCTAAAACTTAACGGGTTAAAAGCAAAGTTTATTGATGGTATGGATAGTAATAACGCCATATATCTTGACGGGAAAGTAGGGGTTGGGCTAATATCTCCAACGGAGGATTTAGAGGTGTCAGGAAATATAAAGGCTAGTGACACGGCAATACTTGGAAGAAATGACTCAAATACTGACGGTTCTCCAAAGCCATTTATAAAGGTAATTACTGGTAGATGGAATACGCAAGATATGGATAAAGTTTCTGCTGGGTCAATATATCAAGATAGAGGTAATCTGTACTATAACAATGGCGGTTCAGTTGGAAATGGATATACATCTTCGGGCTCTATTAGAACAAACAAAAGGCAATCTATTACTGGGCTTGGGCTTGATGGTCTTGTGGATATTCAGGGTGGCGTAAACTTTAACGAATTGTTATCTCCTGATAGTTTTGGATATACATCACTTATAAAACTTGGATATACTTATGGAAAAACATTAGCACAGAGAGGGTGTACTAATGTACACCCAAATACATATAGTGGGGTTGTTTTTAACTTTAAGGCAAACGTAGCGTATGCTCCACAAGTGCAGGTTTGGTTTGATAATAAAGGACAAATATTCACTAGAGGTGCAGGGTCTTACTCAAACACAAGAATACAACAGTTTGTTTCAGAAGGAGTTTGGAGGGATATAAGCCTATACAATGGATGGGTAAACCTAGATTCTGAAACAAGGAATATAGCACAATATAAGGTAGAGGGTAAAACTGTAACTTTAAGAGGCAATATATCGGGAGGTTTACAAAATCAAGTAATTGGTGTTATTGGAGAAAGGCATCCAGACTATGGTAGTAATAGCTACGGAGAATTTCACAAAACAATACCTAAAAAAGCCACAAGAAGAGTTGTAACCGATGATTTGGGAGTTGCAATAATTGAAATAGTTCCGCAGGAAATACTCCCTGTATTAAACGAAACACCAAGTACGGCACATGGAGATACGGCAGGAATTATATACAAACAGGATACTTTAAATGGAGACGGTGTTGTTGTTAATAGTCAAAATGTACTATTACTATCTGATAATACTACAAGAATTGTTAAAGGAAGAACAAAGATAATAATGTTAACAAATAACAACACGAATATAGATATAAGTTTAAAATACGATACGGACTAATGGCAATAACAACAAACACAAATGCAATTGATTTGCAAATAGGAATAAAAACAACTGACAATAGGTATATTGTTGAGATTAACTCGGATAATATAAACTATTGGAAAAATAACACGGTTATAGTAGGTGGTGGCGGTGTTACTGTAAGAAAATACAAAACATCTGTACATGGTAGGCTTGAAAGGATGGGTACAAATTGGATTACCATAAATAGGGTGTATGGTAGACCAAACCAAGTAATAAGTGAGGTGCAGAGGGGTTTTCCTAATAGAGTTGAACAACACTCAACGCCTTTGTGCACATCTCCTTTTAAAATGAAAATGACTGGTTTTTCTTTTTTATCTCATGAGTTAGAGAAAACAAGCACTCCTACAAAAATAACAATGAGAGTATTAAAGAATAAGATGGTAAGTACTGGGTCATCTGCTAGTGCGTGGACTTCTACAAATTTAGAAGTTGTAGTAAATGAACAGATAGAAATACCAGATGCTAGAATGTATGACACAATAATTGATGTAACAAGTGACGTAGTGGTAGATTCTGGTGATACAATATACTTTGGACTACTTATGGATGAGGGCTCTTCTAGTTTTTCGGCAAGTGGAACTTCAATAGAATTTTTCTTTGAAGAAATATTATAAATACAAAAACAATGACAAACGAAGAAAAAATACAAAATGCAATATCCTTACTTAAAGATAATTATATAATTATTGAAATTCCAAAGGGTGTTTCTAAAGATAACAGGTCAGACAAGGATTATTTAGCATCATTATACGCTACCAAGTATGGATATAAGCCAACTAAAATAAAAAAAACTACAGGGCTGGTTTTCACTGGTACTGACTTGGAATTTGAAACGGAAACCTCTGGAAAGGAAATAGCTATTATTACAAAAGAGAATGATACAAATGGGTCGTTTATATTTACATACGAAATACACGAGGAGATTCAGGTAAATGAAACAGTATATGGGTTAGGTAAGGCACTACTACCTTTGCTTATTGAATCAAAAGAGTTAGCATTTATGGATAATATAAAGCCTTATTTAGAAACTGTTAGCACCGCAGAGGAAGCTATAAATGCTGGTATGTCTGTGTTTGGAGATGCAAAAACATATTAATATATTAACTTAAATAAATAATAAATGAAAACAATCATTGAAATAGAGTCTGAAAAGCCTATTAAGATTAATGGCAAGTTAGCTTCAAATTTAGAAGTTCCAAAAGAGAGAACTTTAGAGGATGTAATGAAGCCATACCTGCCAGCAAAACCAAGTACTTTAAATTTAGAAGATAGAGGTGTTGTTGTTATTCCTGATGTACTAGAGCCATTACCACACTACTATGTATCTGTAGATGGTAATGATATTACAGGAGATGGTAGTGCTGAACTTCCTTTTGCTACTCCATTTAAAGCAATTAGTGTAATGGAGAAAAAAGTAGGAACACAGGGACGTAGAAGCCGAAGCGGTGGAGGTACTGTATTTATAGGAGATGGAACGTATAGAGGTGGAGATTTTAGAACTAGATTAAATCATGACCCTATTAGATATGCAGACCCAATAACAATAAAAGCTATAAATGAAGGTCAAGTAACTATAAAAGGTTCGGTTGAAGTTCCAAACAATTGGGTAAAAGTTGAGGGTGTAGACGCCAATATGTGGACACTTAGCTCTAATGATTATGATACATTTATGCTGAAAGGTAATAAAGGAAAAGATGGAAAATACAATGTATTAAACCCACAACAAATATTTATAAACGGTGCTCGTATTGAAAGATTAGGGTATTTAACTGATAAGCTTTCTAAAATACATAAGGGCGCTCAAATTAGACAGAGTAAAATAGACGCCTTTAAAAAATATCAAATGGAGCTTTTAGGGTGGACTAAAGAAAGATTTAATGAGAGCTTTAAGCATATACCAAAAAGCTACGTATATCAGGTTTTACAGGACTGTGAGATACCAATGCAAGCGACTGGTAACTTTTGGGAGGGTTACACTAGAGATGCTTTAACGGAAGAAAATCCGTATGGATTGTATGAAAATACATATCAAACAATAAAGAATTTAAGCGGTTATTACGATGTTCATGCGTGGCTTCCAGAGGGAATAAATCCAAATGATGAAGAGGTTCTTGTTGAGATGTCTAATAAGTCATTTATAATGGATTTGTCAAAATCTATGAAATTGACTTTATCAGGAATTAATTTTGAACACTCATCTTCAATGAGTAGTAGGTACTCCATAATTTCAAGCGGAAGTCAAGGGGCTTACCTTGTTAAGGTTGGATTTAATGCATTTGTAACTAAATGTAAGTTCACTAATGGAGATTTTAGCGGTGTTAATATAGCTAATGGGTGGAATTTCTTGTTAGAAGAGGAGGTTCCTTTTGGAGAAAGAATACCAGCTGAGGACAAGGGTCATTATTGGAGTCAATTTTTAGAGGCTAGACTACTTGACGGGAAAGATGTTCCTGTAAAAGATATGCTAACAACTATTTATAAATGTGAGTTTTCTCAAAATGGGGTTACAGGGTGTAGTATAGCTAGTGCAGAGGCTAATATTATAGATAACGTATTTAAAGATGATTCTTACCAACCTTATGAAAACTTCTGGCATAGTGCTGCTGCTAAATACGCTACACAAGCATTTGGTGTATTTGCTAATAATAAAGTTCTTAACGTTGGAGGCAATGGCGTTTGGTTTGACTGGTGTTTTACTACAGGATATCAAACAGGTAACACAGGAGATGATAGAAACCCTATTGAAGTTTACGGTAATTATATTGATGGAGTTGGTAGAAGTGGACATATGTCTCCTCACAGTATAAAGAACCAACAAACAAACGGTAACGGTATGTTTTTTGAAGTTTCTTCAAATGGTAGATTTTATAATAATGTTGTTAAAAATGCAAGAATGCGAGGTATAATGTCATCTTCATCTAGTGATGCTATATTTACAAACAACACTGTTATTAATAGTGGTCGAGAACAAATACTACTAGAGTTTAAAGAAAGATTATCAACTAGAGGGCACGAATCTCAATTAAGAGCTAAATATTCTGGTGTTGTAGAAGTTGCTGATGACGGGAAGAAGACAGTTGTTTATACCGATGAATCAGGAGATAAAATAAGACAACTTTACGGCTTTAGAAACAATGACATGTGGTTTGATAAAGATAAGTTTCCTAGTGTTACAAATATCACTTTACCACGTGTATTCAATAATGTTCTAGTTGTTAATAACATTACATTTGATGATGCTGAATTGTCGGAGTGTGTAGATGTTCATATTGATGCTAACAATATAAACTCTAAAGTTAGAGGTAAAAAGGCTGATGTAATGGAACTTGTAGACCATAATAATGATGGATATGTAGAAGAGGGATTTGAAGAGGGCGCATTGATATCATCATGGGATCCGTCTGTAGCTAAATTTACAGGAGGAATACCTAAGTCATTTACTTGTATCGGTGGCAATATTAAAGTTGAAGATAATATTATATTTAGACCAGATGGCATACGTGCAGAGTATAGAAGAAATAAATATAATATATTTATAGAAGATGGTAAACAACATATTGAGGACTATAATGAGGTTGAGTTAAACCCGTTTAGTGATGTTAAACCAAATACATTAAATGTTCCTAGTGATTGGACTTTCTCCGATGAGGTTAAAACTCTTAGTGATGGTAGTAATTTTGTATTTCCATTTTTAGGAAAGGATTATTTTGGAAATGTTAGAGGGTTGAAACCTACTATTGGAGCTATTGAATTAGTTACGGAAGAGGTTGTAGTTACTGAATAATTAAAAAGCTTACAATGATGGGTGTTTAATTACACCCATCATTAAGTAAGTACTAAATAAATAAATAATGGATAAAATACATTTATATTTAAATATAGTTTATATAGTTATTGCTTTATATTTGTTTTATGGAATAATATTAAGTACATTAGTGAAAATTGTAGGCGTATTATTGAGCCCGTTTAATCTTCTATCTGTTTTTTGGCTAGAAAGAAATACTAGGAGCTTTTTAAAAACGATAAACAAGTATAGCCTAAACGATGCGATAGAAACGGATATATTTTTGCATTATAATTTAAGGTCTTTATGGTCTGTTATACTTGGTAAAAGAGGATATGAATATGGTATTTACCTAGAAACACTATCTAGTGCTATGGGAAAAAAGGCTAAAGAAAGAACATTAAGCATTTTTGGGTGGATTGTTTTTGTTGTTGTTGTTGTTGTTGACTTTACTACGTGGTTTAAAGGTGGTCATTTTAATGATTCAATAGATGATGAAGCTATAAAAATAAAAGAAATTAATAAAAGAAATTAACATGAACAATATTGATTGGAGCATAAAGGGTATTTTTTCAATATCAGCTTATATAGCTGGCGCTTCTTACGTGTGGTTTAACTATATAGGTATTGATACTTATGTTATGTTTACACTTTTATTTTTTATGATTCTTGACATGATATTAGGATGGATAAAGGCGGCAACAGTTAAAGGGCTAGATGCCCCATCTTCTAAAATTGCAAAAAAAGGAATATTAACAAAACTAATAATGTTTGTTATACCTGTAGTTAGTGGGCTTATATGGGGCTTAGTAGATAGGGGCAATGCAATGCGTGTTGTTAATGTATTACTAACGGCACTAACAATAGCAGAGGGATATTCAAATATAGGAAATGCTTATACTATTTATACAGGAGAGGTATTAAGTGAGTTTGACGCATTTACATTGATTATTAAAAAATTATCAGAGAAGATAAAAAAACTACTTGAATCTTTATTAAATACGATATGAGACTAACAAAGAATTTTAACCTAAAAGAGTTTGAGTGTAAGGACAGCTCTGGTTTTCCAAACTTCACTTTAGGGAATATCAGAGAATTAGCAGAGAATTTGCAGGTAATAAGGGATTATATAGGGCAACCTCTTCATGTAAATTCAGCATATAGAAGTCCAGAATGGAATAAATATGTCGGAGGAGTTAGAAACTCGCAACACATAAAGGGAAAGGCTAGTGATTTAACATCTAAAAACTACACCTCAAAACAGCTATACAAAATAATAAGACACTTAATACATATAGGAAAAATAAGACAGGGAGGGCTGGGGCTTTATAATGGGTTTGTACATTATGATATCCGAGGAGTTAAGGCTAGGTGGAATAAGTCTAAGTATTACATTTTTAAATAATCTTTACATAAAAAAGAAACTATGATAACATTATCAAATTTTATTAACACGTATATTGATTGCATTATACCTGACAATTTCATTAAAAACTTCAATAGTGATGATGAATTTAAGGAGTGGTTAAGAAAAGGAAGTGAAGATGATTTGCAATGTGCATTGTCAGAATTTGAGCAAAGCGAATTGTTCGAGTATTGCGAATTAATTATAGATGTTTTAAATGAAAAATAAAGTTACATTATTGCTAGTTACATTGTTGTTAGTTTCTATATACTTTATGTTTTCAAAAAACACAAAATTTGAAAATAACATACAACAAAAAAAAGAGGAAGTTAAACGATTAGATTCGATAATATCAGCTAATGATTCGGTAATTATAAAACTAGAGCTTGATAAAAAGAAAATAAAAAGAAAATACGAATATTATAAATACAAGTACAATGAAGCAATTAATAATTATAACAATCTTAATCGTTCAGAACGCATACTCGCAACAAAACAATTGCTTTACAAACAGTGAAGTAGATAGTATTTATTCAAAGCTTCAAAACAGAATAATGTTATTTGATCAAAGAAAAAACCTATTAAGTCAAATTAAAATTGATAGTTTATTGCTTGTGAAGAATAAAGCTAAAATATCCTTGATACAATCAATAATAATTGAAAAGGATAAAACAATATTAATACAAAGTAAGACGTTTAAAAAAACAACTAGAAGAAGTTTCTTTAGGGGCGCTTTAATTGGAATTATACTAACTATAATAATAAAATGATGATTGAATATACAATATACTTTGAGCTATTTAGCAAGAAGATGAAAACTAAAGTCTGGGCAAACAATAGGCAGGAAGCTAAAGAGAAAGTTAAAGACTCAATTATTTTCTATGATGTTCCTAAGAAAAAAGAACAAGTAGAAATATTTGATAGTTTAAAATCAATTTTTAATATGTAATCTATGCCTAGAAAAAATTTAAGTAAAAACGAAGCCGAACATCTATTATTAAATGTTAAACCAAACGAACCAAATAGAAGTAATGCCAGGTATAGTTTAACAGACGAACAGTATCAAGAACTTTTGATTTATAGGGCTAACAATGTAAAGCGTGAGTTTGTCGAAGTTATAAAAAAAAAGGATAAACACGGTAATATTTCAAGTACAACCGAAAAATTGCAAGCTCCACTATTAGAAATTCCAGACGATTTTGAATTAATAAAAATAACAAATTCACCAGGAACATCTCAACAATGGGCGCAATACAAACCTAAGCAGAAAGAGGTTAAAGACTTTGATATTGATAGTATCATTAAAAAACATATTGGAACGGTTGAAGTAAAATATTACGAAACGATAACAACTAGTGATTTTGATATGTTAACTTTTACAGATGTTCATATAGGAATGGATACAAACAAAAATAAAAACTCTATGTACCCCGTTAAATGGGATAAGGAAGCTTTATTCAATACTGCCGATGTAATCTTGGCAGAAACTTTAAAGAACCGAAGAAGCCCTATTTTGTACATAGATGAATTAGGGGATTTGTTAGACGGAATGAACGAGAAAACAACTCGAGGAGGGCATAATTTACCACAAAACATGATTGATGAAGAAAGTTTTGATAATGCAATAGGGTTTAAAATGTACATATTAGACAGGCTTGTACCTTTTTATGATAAAATAGTACTTAATAATATTTGTAACGATAATCATGCTGGTAAGTTTGGTTATTTTGTTAATTCGGCAGTAAAGCAAATTGTATCTTTAAAATACAAAACTATCGAGGTTAATAATTATAGACAATTTTTAAATCATTACTTTGTAGGTAATGTTTGCTTTGTAATTACGCACGGTAAAGATGATGTTAGTTTAAAATTTGGATTGCCAGTTCATTTGGACGCTAAAACTATTGAGAAAATAGACCAATATTTAAAGCACAATAACATCTACAAAAAAGCTAATCATATCGTAATTAAAAAAGGAGATAGCCACCAAGCACTATTTGACATGTGTACCTCTGATGATTTCTTTTATTTCAATTACCCCGCTCTTAGTCCTAGTAGTCAATGGGTGCAAAACAACTTTAAAAAAGGTCGAAGAGGGTTTGTTATTGAGAATTATAAAGACGGATTAGGGGGTTTAGTTCCTAAGTTTTTTTAAAATCAGTGCGTTTTAACCATTTTTTGTAAACTCTAGGCTTTTTAAATTTTTCATAACTTCATATATTTATCAATCTTTTCAATTGTATCTTTAAATCCAAAACCATACTCTGCGAAATACCCCTTTTCTCTCATTGTTTTTAAATGATTAAATTGCTCTTGGTTATGGCAAGAATTAGTTTTTTTGTTGAATCTTCTTTTTAACTCTCCGTTCTTTTTGTAAACTTCTGCTTTATCTTTTTTTAGCTCCAATAACAAACCGTAATAGTTCCCTTTTGGTTCTAAAATAGTAAGGTCGTGATATCCTCGTTTGTGTAATAGTTTATTTTTTGAGATATTGGACTGACCAATTGTCAATTTTAAATCAGCCCCTATATCAAATCTAAATACTACTTTTGGATATTGCAGTTTTAAATATTTAGCCACTTGATAGCTAAGTTTCTTTTCACTACTCAAAAGGACTAGTATTGTCTGCTTTTTGCTGTTCTGCTTGCCCTGCACTTCCTATTTTCCAAACTACTATTGAGTTGAAATACTTAGCCTCACCATCTGGGTTTATCCACTCACGACCTCTTAGGTTAATTCCACAATCTACATTATCACCAACTTTAAAATGGTCGAGTTTTGCACAATTGTCCTTGTGAAATTCCACTAAAATGTCTTGTGGGTACTGTTCGTTTGTTGTTATTACTGCATCCCTTTTTGTAAAACCATTTGTTCCAAAAGTTTTAATTTCTCCGATTACCTTAATTTTTCCTGTTAATTGCATTTTTCTATTTATTTAATTATTGTTAAATTGTTCATTGGTGTACTGTTTTTCATATACTCCCTTGCTAATATTACGCTTTCGTTTCTTTGTTCTATTCTTTGTTTATCAAATGAATGAGGTATCATATGCACCCTGTTTTTTTCTTCAATTTCTACAAAGTCATTAAACCACTCTATATGAATAATTGCCGATTCCTTGCAAAATGCTTCTAGTGCTTTTCTTGAAAATAGATGATTAGAAATTAATTTTTTAACATCATCAATACTTTCATCTCTCACATCTCCATCTACTGATAAAATATTCTTTTGCCAATCCATTCTTTTGAGTTCTGAATCTACCAACCTAAAAGGCGTGTCCGTTAAAATATGTATCAATAAAGACTCATCTAATCCCCACAAATCCATGTAAGAATCTAATTGTCTTAAATAAATCTCATTAGGTTTATCTTGTAGTATTTTTGTAAAACTTTCCCAACTCCATGAGCTTTTAATATCAATAATTGCAGTTGACGGTTCTATATCAATAGCTCCTGTTACAAAATCATTCCGTTTTCTTTCTGTAGATGCCGTTAAGAATAATCCTGAAACTCTAGAAAGGATATCCCTACTATCTTTTTCAACATCAATCCCCTTAGTTAATTTAGGCGAGTTTATTTCTATTTTCCTGCCAAATCGTTCAGCAAAAGATAACTCACTTAGTATTTTTTTAGCACCATCGGATAAACTTATTGTTTCACTTAATTGCTTTTTGTACTTTAAACTTGTAAATGTTTTGTCTTGTGTTTTTGTAAGTCCTTTTACGTCTAACCTTTCAGAAAGTGACACAAATGTTTTTTGCTGATTTTCTGTTAATGGCTTGTTTGGAGTTATTATTTTGCCAACCATATGCGCTCTGAATAAATAATTTGAAAAGTCCATTATTAAAATTCTTTACTTTTTGTTACTACCTTATCTTTATATTTTATTTGTTGTGATTCGTCTAAATCATTCCAAATAGCCATTAATTCAGCTCTATTTTTAGTGTCTGATATTCTTGTATCAATATCTTTTAAATCAGCTACGAGTCCGTTCGTGTTTACACTTTTTATTCTAATTCCTCCTACACGTTCTTTTTTCATTTCTACGGAAGTATTAAACCAAAACTCAACGGAAAAACCAGCCCACTTGTTAGCATCAATAATACCAGTTTCTTTTTTAATTGTCTTCGAGTTAGTAACATTACAAATCAAAGGCTTTGCGTACTTTTCCACAAAATGAATTATTAATGCTTTTTGTTTTAGTATTCCGTTTGCTCTGAAATTCTCTTTATACTCAACATTCTGAATAGTTAGAGTTTTAGATTTGTTTTCTAATTCAAATATTTCTAAGTCAACACCTGCTAGATAATCACTTTTTCTGCTTTTTAAATAATGTATTGAGTCTCCCATTATAAATAAGTTTTTTTCATTTGTTCTAAATCTCTAAATGATTTTGCAAAATACGCCTCTGATTTTATCGCTTTCTTCATAGCGAAAGTTATCATTTCGTTTAATTCTCTTTTGTCTGGAATAGATAATCCATATCCCAACTTTTCAACGTGTGATGCTGACTTGTCTAATTTCTTAGCTATTGTCGCATTGTCACGCCCACTTATCATTCTAGAGATTATCTCTAGGTCTTTTGTCTTTACTTCTATTGTCTTTTTTGCCATTGTTTTATATTTGTGTTAAATTCTATGTCTTCTACTAATTCTGTTAATCCTAACTCTTTTACTGCATTGTATAGGTCTTGTAATTTAAAATTAGAATCAAAATCAGCTTCATCTAAAGAG